GCCGTGGCGAGCCAAAACATACTGCCACATTGGGTTTGACTATACCAGTTAGGATTACTTGTATACGCCTGTAAGCCGACGGAAACCTTCCCTTCTGTGGCAGATGTCAGCAAACCAACCATGCCTGTACCTCTCTGCTGTAATGTAGCAATATGGCATACAAGCATGTACAGCAAGGTTTTCCGCTCCGTTAAATCCTTTACCTTGCTATTCTCAGTGTTATCCAACAGCAAACATGCCGCATTGAAAAAGATTCCCAACTGCTCAGGCGTAAACACATTCTGAAATTGTGGATATAATGTCAGAAATTCTTCTGCATCAAAAACAACCACGTTCATTTAGTTTTCCTCAAATTTCTCCGTCTTTGCTTTCTTCGGGTCAATAGGCTCAAAGCCATTGCGTAAATCTTTACGTTCAACGGCTTCTTTCCTTGCCTTGCCTGCTGTAGTAGCAAAAATCAAACCATTTTTAAATCTCGGGTCATCTGCAAAATTCCGTTTAATCTGTTCCCACGCTTTGGCAGGAACATTCACAGTGATACCATACGCACCAACAGGCAGGACGCCTGCTTCTTTGCCACGCAGTTTATTTGCGTTCCCGTGAATACGGATTTTCTGCACCTTGCCACGATTATCAACCGCTTCAAAGATACAATCTCTCGGAATGTTAGCGCATACCGTTACAGTATCGTTTTTGATTTCCTCAATCGGTTCTTCGGTATCAATCACATCGCCGTTGTTCAGCATTTCGGTTTCTACTACTACTTCTTCTTTCTTTTTGCGTGTACGTTTTACTGCCATTTTTTAATACCTCCTGTTAAAAGAAAATCCCCTCACTGAATCAGCAAGGGGATTGTAAAAACTTAATTAAACGCCACTCATAATCTGAATAGCGAACGGACGCAGAACAATAGCACCATAAGTGCCTGCGCTGAATTTCTGCTTATAGCTGGACAGTTCGGGAATCAACTGATGGGAACGCATCTTTTCAGAATATCCCAGTTCAGCAACGGGTGCGCCATCAACAGTACGTGCCGCCAGTAATACAGAATTGCCGCTTGCATTAGCCAGTTCCGGCAGAGTTACGAAGCTGATATTCGTGAAGTAGTTTTTCAGAATATCAATAACGGATTTGCCGTATTCGGTGGATTTACCCAACATAACCATAACAGCAGGCGGAGCGGCAAGAACGAGGTCGCTGTCAATCGTGATACGTCCTGCGCTGTTGGTAGCCAGTTCGCCAAACAGTTTGATTACGTCATCGTAAATCTGAATGGTGGTTTTATCTGCCCACTGGGTAGCAGTTCCAACAGTGGTCGGGGAAATATCAGCGTTCAGATTCGGGTCATTCAGTAAGCCGTAAATGCGCTTTCCTGCTACGCCACGCAGGTAGAATTTATTGGCATCAATATCCAGTACTTCAGCGGCAGAACGCTGTTTCTCGGAAATCAGGTCAATGGTAGCACGACTTGCAACAGCCGCTTCACGTTCGCCATAGCGGATAGTGGTTTGGAAAACGTAGTTGTCACGTTCGGGATATACTACGTTAACATCGGCAGTCGGTTCATTGCCGTAATCAGTGTACGGAGCAGTCGAACCAGTGATTTCAACCGCCTTGAAAATTGCACTGGAAGTAGTCCAGTCGCCTTTGCGAGTTTCGCCAAACAGCAAACGGGCATTTCTCGGAGCGGTCAAAATCTCAACCACGGACGGGTCAACATAAGCAGTAAATACAGCAGGAACGCCTACGTTCGGGGAAGCGATAGCCGCATCAACCGCCATACCTTCAGTAATAAAATCTTTTGCGCCATCGAAGACGATACCTGCGTCTTTCATGGCTTTGCGCAATTCATATTTAGAAATAGCCATCTCTCTATCTCCTTTCTTACCAATTAGAAATCACGGAAATCTCGTTAGCTTCAGCGGTGGTTACAAAATAGAAGTCAGTTTCTACCGCACCTTCAACAGTAGCACCTGCCGCACCTGCTTTCACTGCGCCAGTAGCAAGGTCAGCAAACACTTTCTGACCTTTAGTAACGGCAACTGCCGCCTGTACGAAGAAATTGCCTTTCTTCTGTACGCTTACATTTCCACCTGCAGGAACAAAATTGATTGCATCAGTATTGCACATAGTGTAAGCAACCTCACGTACAACGAAGCCCAGCGGTGCGCCAGTACCGCTCGGATTTACCTGTCCAACATCAGTAGCATCTTCCCAACAGAAACCACCAACAGGAACATTTACTTTAGCAATATAACCTTTTGCAGTGCTGACAATCGGATTTACTGCGGCGTATGCGCCCGGCAAACCGATAGCAGGCGCAAGATTTACTACATTCTGAAAATTAGCCATCTCTTTATCTCCTTTCAATCATTTACGGATTTTGTTCAGGGCTTTAACATATTTGCCCATGGAGTCGTCCAGTTCGCCGCCAATCATAGCGGAATCAGAAACCATTGCAGGACGAGTGGCGCACATAATATCGACCATGCCTGCATAAGCACTTGCAGGATATTTCTTTACTGCTACGCCAGTTTTCTCCAGTGCGAATTTATAAATTGCTTCGGCGGAATCAAACGCAAACGGGTCGGAAATTTCGCCAACCAACGGGCGCACCTTTTTAGCCGCCGCATTGATACCACGCATCTTTGCCATCATAGAATCCTGAATCTTCTTCATAGAATCTTCGCCCAGTGCTTTTTCCATGCCCTCACGTTCATGGTCGGCATCAATCTTTACAGGGTCAGCTTTTTCCCGTTTTTCCCCATAACGAACGCCCATCTCGAAAGCCGCTTTAAACTTCGGGTCTTTCATCAGTTCGTCAAGATTGTCTTCATCAACGGGCAGTTCCTCGTCTTTGCAAGCATCTTTGACTTCTTCCTCATCTTTTGCTTCGGCAAGGCGTTTTTCCATGCCCTCGGCTTCGTGTTCGGAATCCAGCTTTTTCGGCTCTTCCTTTTCCAGTTTCTCGCCGTACTTCACGCCTTCTGCAAAAGTGGGTTCTTCATCTTTGGCTTCGCCCATCTTTTCCAGTTCAGCTTTTGCCGCCGCTTTTTCTTCATCAGACGCCAACGGCATGAATTTTGCTAAAAATTCATCAATCGGGATACCATTCATGTTATCCATTCTCCTTTCATTTTCATTGCTATATTTAACAGCATCCATGCTGTCAGCAACCTTAACGTCATGCCCCGCCCGTCCCTCGGGAACAAGGGCAACGTGATTTCCTTTGATGTTTCGCATAATTAAGTCATAATGCACTTTTGAGCCATCTACCTCGGTAAATTCCCCCGAAGTAAAATCGGGGTCGTAAGAGTAACAACAGCTTATTTCAGCCGCCTGCCCATCTTCGATATACCCGATAGCCTGTGCATCTGTTACCGTCATGCTGTTCTTTAAATAAGGTGCTTCAAAAACCGCATCTGTTCCCACACTGCCGACTACCCATTCTTTAGCAGGTTTTTCAGCATTGATTTCATGATGTTCTAACAGTAAAGGCAAGCCGTTGAAAGTTTTAGCCGCCTTTTCCAGTTCATCAGCAGGACGCAATGCGTAATAGATTTTCTCGGGGTCGAATCCGTGTTCTTCTGCAAACGGAATCTCGCTCCCCAAATACGGATTTACAGTCGCTTTACTGATTGGAGTTAACGCAACGTGTAAAAAACCATTATCATCAATCGTCCGCATGCTCGGCTTTGCATCAAGGACGATATTGTGTTTATTCATGCTCGATTACCTCCTTTCTATGGAGATTGCCAATATAAAAACCGCCACTCAAAAAGAGATAGCGGTTATTATAAAAATTAACAGCGCAAAATCGCTTGTATTGCGTTTTTAATGCTTGGCTAATACAAATTATAATGCAAGCGGTTAAAATGCGTTATAAACAGTTTTACAGCGTTTTAAAAGCATTTTCGTTTGTGTGGTTTAAATTGCTTTCATTCTGTGCCGGGGAAAATAAAACTTGCGGTACACATGCAGTATATAAGCTGCCCCGGCAATACATACTCGCCTACATCTTCGTCGTATAACCCTTTATCTAAATCAAACGTCTGCCCGTCGAAATGGATATGCGTTATCCTGCTTGTTTTTTCTCCGGGAATATGAATCCATTCGCCTTTTGTTGCACCATACGCTTTTGCATTGCTCACAGCCATTTGTTGCGTTACCTTTTGCACTTGGTCTTTGGCAATCAAATCCGCTCTGCGCTCTGCACGTTTTAGCGCATCTTCTTCAGATTCGCCCGCTTTTCTGTTAACAATAGGGTGGTCGAATTTATCTTTGATAGCTTCGTGTATTGCCGCCCTGTCACCGCCACGCTCCACAGCATCACGCACACTATCCTGTACTTCATTCAGATAATGCATCGGTATTGTTTTTATGAGGTTTACGCTTTCTTCCACAAATTTTGCAATCTCTGCTTTCTGTG